AAAAGATAACAACATTAAATTAAAATAATTAATATTTATGTTTGACATTTAGAATTCCAGCTTATAATATAAACTGTGTAATCAATTTAAATCAACGAATAATGATAATAACAACACAACAAGAACTAGACGATTTAATTGCAAAAGCAGATGAATCAAATACAATAGTTTTAGACGAGGATTTGGAAATCACTTTTAATTGCGAAATCCCTTGCAACATCAAAGCTAGAGACATCAAAGCTTGGAAAATCAAAGTTAAAAACATTACCGCTCACAACATCAAAACTGACAAAATCGACGCTATCAACATCAAAGCTGACAAAATCGACGCTTACGACATCATAGCTTGCAACATCAAAGCTAAAAACATAAAATATCATGCTTTTTGTATAGCTTACGAATCTTTGAAATGTAACTCAATTTCAGGAATAAGAGAAAACTCTTTCCACAAATGCTTAGATCAAGAAATTGAAATTAGATAAAATTAAACACTTAATATAATGCAAATAGAAACACAAAGACAATTAGATGATTTAATCGCAACAGCAGATGAATCAAATACAATAGTTTTAGATGAAAGTTTAGAAATAATTTTTGATTGCCAAATCCCTTGCAACATCAAAGCTTGGAACATCAAAGCTTGGAGCATCAAAGCTCACAATATCATAGCTTACCACAACATCAACGCTAACGACATCAAAGCTCACAACATAGACGCTATCAACATCAAAGCTCACAACATAGACGCTATCAACATCAAAGCTCGCAACATAGAATATTGTGTTTTTTGTATAGCATACGAATCTTTAAAATGCGAATCAATTTCGGGAGAAACAGAAAACTCTTTACACAAATGTTTAGAACAAGAAATTGAAATTATAAAAAAAGAAGAAGAAAAAGTAACCATCGAACTAACAAAAAGCCAACTAGATAAAATTAAACACTTAATATAATGAAAATAGAAACACAACAAGAACTAGATAATTTAATCGCAACAGCTAAGGATAATCGGATTGTTTTAGATGAAAGTTTAGAAATAATTTTTGATTGCGAAATCCCTTGTAGCATCAAAGCTTGGAACATCATAGCTCGCAACATCAAAGCTTACAAAATCGACGCTATCAACATCAAAGCTCACAATATCATAGCTTATCACAACATCAACGCTTACAACATCTACGCTAAGAACATCTACGCTAAAAACATCGTGGCTAATTTTGACATCGACGCTTACAACATCATAGCTCACAACATCATAGCTTACAACATCTACGCTTGGATTATCCAATATCATGCTTTTTGTATAGCTTACAAATTTTTGAAATGTAAATCGATCGCAGGAAGAAGAAACAATTCTATCCATAAATGTTTAGATCAAGAAATTGAAATTATAAAAAATTAAACACTTAATATAATGCAAAAACTAAGAATATCAAACACATACAACAAAGAAAATAATCAATATGAAAAAGGTACTTTTGAGGTAAGGGAGAACGAAAAATCTATTACCGGAAAAGTTAGTATTTCTAGCAAAAAAGATGATAAATATATATCAAAAACCTTGCCATTTATTGCTTTTAGGTCTACAATAGATAGAGAAACAGAAAGGGCAATTTTAAATTCTCGAGGTCAATTATTTGACGCTGAAATTGGTTTAATGGTTGATAATTTTCAAGATCAAACAGGAAAGACAATCACTTATGCAAAAGTAGTAATTAACAAAGCTAAATTTGAAGCAGTAGATAAGCATAATCAAGCGAAGGCTAACGGATACCAGCCAGAGGATTTGCTAGATGACAAAATACCTTTTTAGAATGGAGTATAAAAGAGTTTTAAAAAAAGATGCTGTTTATATAAATATACTACATGATAATTCTGACGCTAGAGCGGAGGGAGTTATTAGGGTGTTAGATCGAATAGCTTTTAAAAATTTAAAAAATCTTGAGTCAATCAAGGATCGTAAAGGTTTCTTAATATTGACTTGGAGAGAAATCCCAACTGACAGACAATTTAAAGTCTTTGGGGAATCTTGGGAAAAAGAATACGAACCTCCTGAGAATGTTATTAATCAATTAATTATAAAATTATGGAACAAAAACCAATCACAGTAGAACTTTATTGTAACAACAACATAGAAGAGAAATTAAAAAAATATCAAAAAAAACACGATATATTTAGCTTATTCCAAATAAGAAAAACATTTCTTGCCGATAATAAGCCTCGATTTATTTTTGTAAGTCAAGAAGCCCATAAGTCAGAACAAGATTTCTTTAATGATCCAGAAAATAAATTATTTTATGCTAAAGAAATAAGAGAAGAAATTGAGGGTTTTAAATCTATTGGGATCGAAATAGATAATCCAGACGAATTTCCATATAGAGAAACCGAAGCAGAAGCCGAAAAAGATATGGAACGATTTATAGATTGGTTATTAATCAATTAACGGAATGCCCTCCTGCTTATTTTTTGTAGTATAGTGCTTTTTAGGTTGAAGTGCTTGACTGTCCTTGATGCTAGAAATAGTTAAATTCGCTTTAGCAGGATAAAGGGATAATATTTTTTGAGCCTACAATCAAGGAAAAACCTATTAATAAAATAAAAAAATTATGATACCATTTAAAATAAAACTATTAACAGAAACAGCAAAGGCACCGACTCAAGAGAATGAGGGCGATTTATGGGATATATATGCAGATGATTTTTGTGCAATAAATTTAAAAGATCAGGAAATTAAAGCAGATATAGCAATAATTGAAGATCATTGTTATATCAGTAATAGCAACGATTTTTTTCATCTAACAGGTAATTCAAAAGAAAATAAATCGTCTTGCACACTATATCCGCAAGGAAGAATCCTAGTAAAAACAGGAATAGCGATTGAGTTGCCAATTAAATATTCAAAAAGACAAAGAATCGGAAAAGCTAAAAAAGACTTTAATACAAATGAAATATTGTATTTACTTGAAGAGTGGAGCTATAAAAAGAAATACAATAATAAAATTTGTAGTCATGTAGAAGCCTATGCAGTAGCAGACATAAGACCAAGATCAGGACTAGCCTTAAAACATGGAATAACAGTATTAAATACACCTGGCACAATAGATAATTCATATCGTAAAGAAATAGGAGTAATTCTCTATAACGCAGGACACGAGCCTTACACAATAACCAAAGGAGATAAAATCGCTCAAATGCTAATAAGGCCATTATATCTAAGTAAAATGGAGATTGTAAAAAATATTGAAGATACTGGCAGGGGTGGTTATGGCTCAACTGGTAAATAAATAATTATGAAAGTAATATTAAGTAGAGATCTTACACTAAAAATCGACGATGAAGAGTCAGGATATGTAGTAAAGAAGTCAGAAGAATGGAACGACACTAAAAAAACATACGAAAGACTTTATTCAGTCAAGAACCTAAAAGGAAATATTGTTATGGACGATATAGACTTAAAAGAGTTTAGAAAAGAGTATAAGAACATAAAAAACTGGAAAGAGATATTAAAAAATGACTAGAATAACACAATACATAAACTTTTACAAAATAAAAAAAAACTTAAAAGTAAATGAAGAGCAACAAAGCTTAATAGAAAAAGCTAAAAGTAAATTTATTGCAAGAAAAAGCGGAATTGATGGATATAAGATGCCACTATATAAAAACATAAAAAGCTTTAGATTAGATCTTGATGATATATTTGAGGAGAAGGCAGGAGGGAGGAAAATCAATTCTTGATTATTAATAATAAACCTGTATAATAAAAACAATTTAGTATTGTTAATATCAAAGAATCACTAATGGCAGAATATAAAAACCCTGATGATAAAAAGGTTTCAGGCAGACCAAGACTTATTCCCAAAATTTGGAACGAAGAAAAAAAGAAAAAGATATTAGATGCTTATAGCGAAGGGCAAAGCGATATTGCTGCTATTGTAACATTAGATATCGCAAAAGAAACTTTCTATAAATTAGTAAGAGCAGATAAAGAAAGCTTAGGAGATATAGAACAAGACTTTGTGGACTCAATTAAAAAAGGCAGGGCATTAAGCCAAGCATGGTGGGAAGAAATGGGCAGAAAAGGAACAATAGGAATGGTAGACAGTTTCAATAATGGAGCTTTTGTTTTTAATATGAAGAATAGATTTAAGCCCAAAGGATATGATAGTACATGGGCAGATAAAGTAGAAACACACAACACAAACTCAAATTCTGATAAAGTTGATGTGCAAATAAACCTCTCACCAGAAGAAAAGTAAAAATTCCAACCCCCAGAATATAAGGCTTCGATGCCCTAAGCTCACCGCATCAATAAAAAATGTAAAAAAATCATATATTTACTTGACATATAAAAAAGCATAGTATAAACTTGATTATATAATTAACTTAAATCAAAAAAAAACTATGATAAATTTAAACAAAAAAAGAATCACTAGAAAAGACTTAACTAGTATAGTAAAAAAACATTTACCAGAAGCTAAAAGTTTTAAAAAGGTTTGTTTTGATTTACAATGCGGACATGTATTTTATTTGAAAGATATTAACAAAAAGACTTTAGGTAAAATTTGGAAGCCAGAGGGAACTAATGGAATATATCACTTAGATATTCATAATGCAAAAGTAGCTATATAATTAACTTAAATCAAAAAACTATGAGAATTTTACCAAACTGGGAAAAACAAGAATTAAAACAAAAATTAAAA